AATCGTAGTCTTCATATGGAGAAGCATAAGCCAACTCCACTCTACTAACTTCACGAACTGCCTTTACGATCTTATGATGGAACTCAAGACCGTGTAAAGATGCCTCCCTCAGAAAGGCATCATATTTGTTTCTTCTTATCTCAATTGTCTGATCGGTCTTATCAAAGGCTATGGACTTAATCAAACTTGAGGGTCTAAGTGGAGCAAGATACTTACCCAGTATATGATTGTAATAGAAGCCGCGACCAATGATGCGAGACTCAGAATCAACAGGAACAAATCCGTTCTCGTCCAGACTGGGCTGCCCCTCACTTTCATTAGTTGCTATCATCCCAAACAATAATTGCAATTGAGCACAAACTACTGGCACACTGAAAAGTTTGGGATACTTGGTAGAATAGCCAGAATCATCCCCATAAATTGCAGTGAAAGTATGCTCATCTACAAACTTGCAAGCATCTATTATCTCTGAGACAGAAACAGTATTTATGGTCAAACGCGAAGAATGATCACTGTCTAGCTTAGTTGCAACCTTTGCACAAAAGCCTGTAAGACCATTAACATATGTTCCAATCAGGGAAGTTAAATAATGACCAGAAGGTATGGTACTTCCAAAATGTACAGCAGCAGACTTGCCTCCTTGATCATATAGCATAACAAAATCAGTCAGCTTGTCCAGCAAAGCTTCTACTACCAACCTATCCTGTGAAAAATCACCTTCGCTATTGTCCTGCATCATGGTAATGACAGATCTAGCTCCCTTCTTAAATTCTTCGAGCAAAATGGTAGACACAGACATATCAAACTTGGATAAATCAAGCATGGCGCACCGCCCATCAAATCGTCGGAGATTACCAGCTAAATTGGACCATTCTTCTGTGTCATAGGGGTTTATACCAACCATGTACCCAGTGCGTGCACGAGATACTTTCATGATCGCCACTAAATCTCTGAAATAAATCATATTAAGCATTAGCAAAGCCAAATCCCCCACCGAAAATAGCCGAGTCTTGACAGCCGCTTTTGACTTTGGCAAAAGCTCATCCTTAGGCATTGCCTTATATATTGCAACGATAGATTGCCCAGACAAAACCTTCGAATGTATATCTTTGACCATATCCCACAGCATCAACTCAGCAGGAGAGCCCATCTCAGGAAAATACCCTGTGCCAAAAATGTCATGCCTACTCCTAACATCGGTTACAAATTGGAGAGTTGAACCTATGGACTTCGTTCTATCCAGGACACTATACCTAACACC